ATTGGTCTTTTTTAATAAGTTATTGCCAAGATAACCTTTAAGAGATGTTGTTATTTCCACCATTTTTCATATTTTCTATTGCTTTTTGTAGATCAGTAGTTGATCCAACAAATAAGTTATTGGTTACACTCTTAGCTTGTTCATTAATTGGCGCATCTTTTGCGTCAATTTCTCGGATATCTTTTTGAAGAGAAAGTAAATCTTTATTTGCCTGTAACATGGTTTCCATCAATTTGGCTAAAACTTCGAATGCTCTTGGGTGCTGACTACTGTCTGCAATTTGAGATAATTTCTCCATAGCATGAACACCATTTTGAATAACCTCATAAATATTCGATCTTGCCATCTCGAAATCATTTTTGGCACTATCATCATGAGCTTTTGAAATTATATCCCTAACAGAATCAGAAGTTACTAATGGTTTCATACCAAGAGCATCACTAATCGGGTCTTCTTTTTTATTTTCCATTACAATCCATTTGTGTTTTCAATTACATATCCAAAATCATCATTTACATTAATTAGTAGTGGACTAATACTTAGTTGTCCGTTAGAAGTCGGTTGTCCGTTTGCAGTTAAACCAGGACTTATAATAGTATAACTGGAGAAAGGTGCAACACCCTTAGCGTCTTCAATATTTGTAAAATTAGAAGGAACATAATATGCAGTATTTGCAAATTTGATAATTGCGCTTTTCTTAACAGGTCCATATATATGACCTTTTAGTGTAAAATCTAATGTCCAAATTATAGCTCTACGTTCAATAAAACTACCTTCATACGTATCATCTTGAGATACACTATTCATGATAACAGGTATTTCCATAGTCACATTCATCTCAGGTATCAAATTAACTGATATAGTAAAATCTGGTGTAAAATACGGAAGTATCTGCTCAATAATTTTAGTCCCATCTTCTGCATTTTTTACATAAACATAAAGACGAAATCCAAAATTATATGGAACTGGATTATACTGATATTTGAAATTATTCGGATTATCAGGATCTTTTGCTGCTATTCTATTTGTTGTTATCAGCTTTCTGGAACCATCATAATCAACATTAGTCATTTCGAATGACATATATGGTAATGTTATAGTTGCAGATGGGCGATCAATATCTGGGTCTTGTTGGAGACGAGCCAACATTTTTTCTTTTGGTGCATAAGTAACAGGAACTTTAATAAAAGCTTCTAAATGTCCTGCGGAATTATATTTTGTAATTGAAATTTCATTGAAAAGAGTTCCAAAAAGAGTAACATATTTTCTTATTGTTTGGAAGTAAAATACTTGATTGAACATTAAATATTTCCTTCACTAAATGGGTCGCGAACACTCCAATCAAGAAATGCATCAGATTCTACTTGTATAGTATCATTAACACCAGTACCTGTGATATTATCAAGATTATAGCTTTCGTAGGTAATGAAATTACCATCTTCATCTGTCAAATAATACCCATCTTCTGTTGTTACAGAATAATCAAGAACATTTGTACTGAGACGTTTTTGTATATTATCAATTTCTGGTATACCCGTATTCAATTCTTCATTACTATATTCGAATAATTCACAAGTTATTTCCCATGTTTGTAATGCGCCGAGCTGATAAAACATCTCGAATTTATTAACATATTTAATTTGAAAACATTTTTGATTTAATGGGAACCAAATTAAGTCGCCTTCACGTGGTCTTTTAATAAGACTTGGTGTGCCAACTTCTTCGGAAAATACTCTTTGAGCAACAGAGAATACAACCTGATCTCGAATTTCAAGACCAAATTTAGACATAAAGTTACCATCCCCAGAGAATCCATCAACTGACTTAATATACATCTCAACTAAAAATGATTTGTCATAATATGACTGATCATCAGCTGTGTAAAGCTTATCTAAATTACCAAGGTTTCTTGGTAGATAGTAAATATCTTCACCATAAATTTTAATGGCTTCAATAATTAAGTTTTCAAGAAGCAGCTGCTCCTGTGAAGCTTTGAAATTATTAAAGAAAAAAGTTTGTAGACATCAGTCTAAGCCTCCCATATCTTGAAGCTTTTTTAATCTGCGCTTTTCTGCTGAAATTTTTCCTGCTCTACTAGCTATTTCTTTTACCATAGGATTATTTTTTCTTTTTTCACTCATCTTTTTCTTTGATTCTTCTGAATGTTTACTTCCAATTCTAGAAGCAATCAAAGCAGCTTTATGTTTATCAGAATTTTTTTTGCCAACTCTATTATTCAGTATATTTTTTCTATGAGTTTCTGAAAGCTTTTTACCTCTTTTTGCAGCTGCTAGTTTTTCTCTATGTTCAGCTGTCATCTCACCTTTTTTCCAACCATCAAAATAAAAACCATCGTTATCATGTTTATTATAAAATTGTTCATCTAAACGTGCATTTGAAAATTGAAGTATTTTCGCTTCCAATTTTCTAATATCTTTCAAATTACCTTCAGCGATAATTTGTCTAGAAAAATCATTCGGTCTTTTTTTATATTCTTTCATCATATATTTACTAGAACAAATATAACCATCATCTGTTGAACCTTTATGAGACCCAACGTATAATTTATTTATAGTTTTATCTGTCCAACAATAAACAAATGCTTCCATGTATATATTTCAACCAATCATATCGGTAACTGGAAGTGAATAACTAGTAATCATTTCATGCTCTAATTCTTCGCGCTCTTGAGTCGCCTCATCATATATCTGTTGACCATTGAAAGTAATACCACCAGGGAGTTGCATGCCCTGATACTTTTTCAAATTAGATCCCCACTGCTGTTTAATTAAACAAGTAGCATAACGAGCTAACCAGCGATCACCCCAAGTTTTAACATAAACATTAGGATCAATAACCTGATATGCTTCTACAACAATATAGTCATCAACATTAATAATTGTCCAATCCGTATCAATATATAGTTTATTTACATGACGATTATATCGTATTGGTTGTTGACCAACTAGCATTTGCTCAAGGAATTGAACATGAGTAAGTGCCATATAATATGGAACCATCGATACTGAGGTAAGAGTATAAAGATCATTCAATGCAATCTGATAACGAATATTAAAAAGATTATTTGTATTTAAACCCTGCCCGATAGGAAACAAATTAACAACACCAATAATATTATCTGGCATCGTAATATATTTGTTTGTTATGTCAGTTGATGTTACTTTATACTTGTAATAAGTTTTTTCATTACCATCGAAATGATAATCAGAAAAATATAAAAATGCTTCATCAATACGATCATCAACCTGATCGTCGTCAACATTTATCTCGATAACTGGTTTACCCAATCTTCTTAAACAATATTCTTTAAATTCATTTCTTGTTGCAGGTATCGCCATGTTATTATTACCTTAAATTAAGGATGAGATGCTTTATATGCATTAAATTCAGTTTTTAAATCATCGATTTGTTGTTTTAATGCTTGAATAGAACCAACCAAATCAGCAAATATATCCATTTGGAAACCAATACCAAGTCTTTCTTCTTTCGCATTAAGATCAGTGAATGGAGATACAGAGTAAGGATATTCTTCTTGAAATTCTTGAGCTATAAAACCTCTTGTTCTAGGAGCCATATTTTTTCGTGGTTCTATATATTCAAATTCGCGTGGCTTAATTGCCATAATTTTAGTTAAAGCAGTATTTGGTGATAATGCTGTTATATTCTTTTTTGATCTAACATCAGAAATATCTTGGAATGTTGTATAACCATAAGCTTTTGGTTGAACACCACTAGCAAGCGCAAAAACTCCTGGTGCCATTGAAACCACAATACTACCACCAGCGGTATAATACATTGTATGAGTGCCAGTTCCAGCATTTTCATATATTGAACCATATGGACCAAATTGTACAATATAGTTAGAATATCCTGGATTAGTGTTATAATCAAAATAACAGTACGATGTTCCTACCTGCGTAGAGCTAGAATAATATGGCAATGCAGATGAAGTTATATACCCATAACCAGTCCAAGGAGTACCTGTTACATAACCACTCGGATTAGTTGAGTTGTAGGGAGTATATCCTAATGCTCCTGT